TTTAAAAGCAAAAACAATTGAGCCTAAACCGCTGGGCTTTATGCGAGGTGCAACTTTTGACAATTGCATCGTGCTATTAGATGAAGCACAAAATGCTACAAAAGAAGAAATGAAAATGTTGCTATCACGCATTGGTAAAAACTGTAAAATGATTATTAGTGGCGATGTAGATCAAAGTGATATTCCTGACTCAGGACTATCAGATGCAATTCACAGGCTAGACGGTATCCCAGACATTGAAGTTGTTCGATTCATGGATGACGATATTGTCAGATCTAAGATGTGTAAACAAATTATTTTAGCTTATAGAGATTAAATTATGGCAGAAATGTATAAACCCACAGAGGGTATGGCAAGTGCAGCTAATCGCGCACTTAAATGGCACGAAGAAGGTAAACCAGGCGGTACAATGGTTGGTTTAGCACGAGCAAACCAACTAAAAAACCGTGAAAATTTATCTGAGTCTACTGTACTAAGAATGTTTTCATTCTTTAGCCGTCACGAAGTAGACAAAAAAGCCACTGGGTTTAACAGTGGCGAAGAAGGTTTTCCAAGCAAAGGTCGTGTTGCTTGGGATATGTGGGGCGGTGATGGGGGCTTTTCATGGAGTCGTCAACATCGAGATCGCATTATGAATCAACGTGCATTATTAGTACATGATATTTTAAGACTTCGTAAATAAAAAAAAGCCCCCAAGCTGTTAAACTTGGGGGCTTTTTTTATTTACTTATTTACAGGAGTTTCTGTTTTGGGCAACTGTTCTTGTGCCTGCTTTTGAATCTTAACCGTTAATGGGTTACATATTTTTGCAGTCAATTCTTGAAGTCCAGCTAAAACATTATTAATCTCTTCAATAGATAATTCTAGTTTTAGTATTGTGTCTTTTGTTACTTCCATATATTTACCTAATTGGGCAAGCGCCCGTTGCACAATCTTCACCCATAATTTCGTCAAAACTATTAGCGTTTTCTAGGCTGACTGGACTTAATTGTTGAACATAAGTACGGAAAGTTTGCTCATCAACCACTTCTTGCGGTAGATATAAATATCCGAGGTCTTTAGCTGTTTTAGTAGGATCGGTACGATAGATGAATGAAACACCTACATAGCAATCCCAATTATCTAACAACCAATCAATAATTGCCGGTACTTCACTAGGATCATAACTAATTGTTACTGAAGTATTTTGCTGAGTCCATGAAGTTTGAATCAACTTGTATTTTTCGAGTTGTTCGACTGCGGTGTCAAGGTTGACTTCTTTTCCACTAACTTTATGGAAAGGAACATCAATCCACTCAACAGGGAATGTAATAAGTACACCGCTATCATCAGTGGGGTGATTAACAACGTTATAATTAGCATCGCGCAATACTTCAACAACAGGATCAAATTTACTGAATTGAACATTATTAAAAATATACTTTCCTAGTGGCTTGTGAATTCCTTCTGTTGTATCCATAATTTTGGATAGTGTACCCGAAGGCTTAACACAAGTAATGTTTTTAGGTGACGGCAAATCTAATTCTTGAGCCATACCAATAGCAGCACCAGTTGCAGTACGTTTTAAATACTCATAGTCGTAACCATTCATATCAGGCCGTTTAGCAATACCTGTTAAACCTACTCCGCATAAACGCATAAAATAGTTGTTTAAGTGCCAAGATTCTTGTAAAATCCCGTCTTGTAGGTTAACGCAAGTTTGTCTGTAGTTGGCTCTAGCGGCCAAACGGATGGCATTGTGAAGTCCTGCGGTATCGCCCTTGAATTTAGCAATATCTGTTTCAGTAAGATTACAGAAACTTTTGTTTCCGAGTAAGATTTCCACGCAGGGATTTGCACCTTTGAACCAAGGAGCACGTCGTAATGCTTCAACTTCATTTATAAATCCTGGCTCTGAGCCGCCTGCCTCTAACATTAGATCAAAAATCTTTTGCAGGTCAGCTTTTAATGGCTTCTCTTTAAATACTAGTGAATTGTTTGATTGTTGGCGGTGTGAGTTATTATACAACCACCAGTCTTTTTTGGCTACAGCAAATTCTTCCCATTCGGGTTGTCCGTAGTCAAACAAAGCAATTTCCGCACTACGGCGGCTGCTAAGAATAGTACCAAGATGATTAACAATGTCGAGAATATCCATCCTAGTAAGTAAACTATCAGCACGGCCATTGAGGATGTTTGCAATAGCCACATATGCAGTTGATATAGCAGTATCCCCACTTGAGATCCATCCATAGCCTTTTAACCTTTCTCCTGCAGGACGTAGCTGACTAAAGTCAAGAACTAAAGTTTCTGCCGCATATTTACCAGCAATAAGTTTGCCAATAGACTTAGCCCATGCCTCAGCAGAATCTCCGACTTGAATAGTCCAAGTCTTGGTTTCTTGATCGAATGTTTCAACATTGTGCTCTAATCCGCCTTTAGCAGTACGAGTACTTCGTACTACACGGATATTTTTAATAGGTTTTGAAAACCCATTTAATGTACCAACGATTGGTTTAAATCCTACTCCGCATCCTTGTAGTAAGAGCCATAAGCAGTCTACTACATCATACACAGTTTCAACATGAGTAAAACTGCAATTAAATTGTGAAGCTTCACGAGTTTTTGCTACATCTGTACCACCTAACCAAAGTGTACGACCGCTCATGGCAACTTTACGATCTAGCATTAGCTGTTCAAGATCATAAAGTTCTGCGTATTCTACATCTGTTAGTTCACGTTTTGCGGCACGTTGCCACAACCATTCTTGGTGATCGATAACTCGGGCTACTGTTTCTTGCCATGTTTCAAATTGTTTTCCGTCGTCTGAAGTTGGCCTGTTATAGGTTCGACGTGTTATTACTTGTGCTCTTGTGCTAAATGCCATGATTTCCTTATGTTCCTGTTGAACCGAAGCCTCCTGTGCCTCGGGTAGAGTCATTCCAAATATCTTTAAAGCCTACTAGTTCAACCTTCTGAATAACCAACTGGGCAATTCTATCACCAGCTGTAATTTTATAAGGGTCATCACCGATATTTTTTAACAAAACTTTAATTGTGTCACGATAACCACTATCTATCACGCCTACGCTGTGAGGGATAGTAATTCCCTTTTTTCCTTGAGAGCTTCTATTATACACAAAGCCTGCAAAGCCATGTGGAATTTTAATTGCTATACCCGTATCAACAAGTTTTTGCTCGTTTGGATAAATTTCCAAATCTTCGTTGCTCATTAAATCTGCTCCTGCATCCGTGGGATGAGCACGATAAGGAAGCTGAGCTCCTGGCTTTAGTTGACACTCTAATGCTGTATAACACATGGTGTTTACATTATATGCAGTAGTTCCAATATTAATTGTTGATTGGTTCATTTTAAATATAACTCTAAGGTTTCGTCAATTTGTTTGCAATTTTCAGTACCAATTGCATCTTCGCAAAAGGTAACTAAATCCATTAATTTATAGTTTAAAGCCAATGTATCTTTACATTCGTTTAGTGCTTGGATGTATTTGTATTTACCAGCGATAGGAATGCTTGCAATAATGTCATAGGTACTACCATACTCATTAACCAAGCCAACTGCTCGTTTAGGTCCAATGCCAGGCACACCGAACACATTATCACCAGTGTCACCAGTAAGACACTTAATACTAATGTAATCTTCTGGATTAAAGTCGTAGTGGTCATTCCAGTTATCAACTGTAACTTCTTTGCGAGTAACATAAGAGAATCTTGATACGTTAGGTTGAACTAATAAATCCCAATCTTTATCTGAGCTAACTAGCCAGATGTCGTCAATGGGAAGTTTTGATTTTTTTGATACAATATATGCTGCAATATCGTCAGCCTCAACGCCTTGAAAGCGCAAAACTGGATAGTCGGTATTATCAGCAATATGTTCTAGTGTTTTTGTAAAGTCTTCAAAGAACAATTCAAACGCTGCTTTTTCAGCGTCTGTTTGGTTCTCAAATTTATCTTTACGATTTTGTTTGTACTCAGGATAAATAGTTTTGCGATAGCTTGATGAGCCTTGATCGCCAGCTATAATCACATGAGATGCTTTATATGATTTTTTAAGACTTTGAACTGTGCGTAAGTAATCTTCAGCAAAATCTGTAGCACCACTATGTTTATAGCGAAATGCAAGATTAAGTGAGTCAACAACTAGCAGAGTATTGTTTGATTCTGTGATTTTTGAGAATGTTTTTGACATATTATTTGTGCGTTAATCTGTTATTATACCACTGCTTAGCTGTTTTGTCAAGTTACAAATACTGGGTGCTCCCACTTTAACCAATCTTCTAGCAGTGCTGCATAGAATTCGTGGTCTTCGTGGTTGTAGTAGAGGCAACGATAGTTCTGCGAGTTTGGCATTTCATCAAAAGCAACAAATACTTTGCTGCGATCAAATTTAAAAATCAATAGTGGTTTTTTGCCTACTTGAGTACCTTGACGAGTAGTCTGCTGCCAGAATTCTACTAATTGCGGTGTCTTGGATGTTAGTAAGTGTGAAGTAAGGTGATCTTCCGCATAGCCTTTAACTTCTACACACCAAAGGTTGGTTCGCCCAGGGACGTACAAGTCGCCCTTAAGCTGATGTTTAGGGTCAAGAGCACCTGATCCAGGTACTCTTTCCCATGCTAAACCCGTGTGCTTTTTGAGTAGATCACGTACTGTGGTTTCTGTTCTAGCACCTTTGGCTCTTGGATCTACGGTCATTATACCTCTATTTGGGATATGTTGTTACGTTTAATAACATTAATTTTTTCTAGCAGGGGATGACTAAAGCCATGGCTCACTAAGAAAGTGTTTAAATGTTCTTCTTGTAGTAGTACTTCTACTAACTTTTCTTTTCCGTCAGTATCAAGTGTTTCTACAGTTTCATCCAGTATTAATAGATTGATTCTAGAACTGGACAATGTTTGCATTAGCTTTCTAATAGCTAACAACGTAGCTACATTAACTCTTGCTTTCTCACCACCGCTTAACGCAAGTATTTCAATATCTCTTCCATTATCAGTAATAACAACATTTAATTTATCACTAGCACTAATTTTAAAACCAATTTGAAATCTCCCATCGCTTAGATCAACCAAATATCTATTTGTAATATCTTCTAAGTCTTTTACTAAACTCTCAATCTTATATGCTACTAGACCTGTTGTACTAAATGTCTTTGTTAAAACATTTAAAATACTCATTCTTTCGCTTAACTCATGCAATTTACCGCTGTAAACCTCTAACTCTTGGTTCATTTCAACCAATTGTTTTGATACTAAATCTACTTTAGTGTTGTGCGCAGTTACTTCTTTGTTGTGTTGTTCTGCTTCAACAATCTTACGTTTAGTAGCAGCAATTGAATTCTGTAACTCTGTAAATTGTTGTTGTAGGGTTTGTTTGTCTAATAAAGCCTCGGGTAACTCTGTACTTATAAGAGCATGATACTTTTCCCAATCTTCTTGGGCTTTTTGAGCTTCTTGCCAAGCTGTTCTTTGCTGTTTAATTTCAACTATTTTTTGAGTATAACTCATAGTTTCTACAGCAGCTATTTCAGCTTCTTCAGTTTTTTCTTCAATTAATTCAGCTACTTTTTCTTCATCAATATCACTTAAACAAGTAGGGCACGTTCCGTGCAAAGCTTTCATTTTTATAATAAAAGCTTCAGCATCACTAACTGTTTTAGATAGTTTTGCTACTTCTGCTTGATAACCTTCTATACCTTCTTCAGGCTTTTGAGGAATTGGCAGTAGTTTAATTTTTGACTGTAATTGCTTGTAAGTATTATTCTGCGAAATCTTTTTGTTAGTAGACTCTATACTGTTAATGCTGAACTCTAGAACAGATGCTTCTGTTATTATAACCTGGTTTACTTCAGGAGTTTCTATAGTTTCTTTTAGGGTTAAATCAGTTTTTTCATACTTGTTTAGCCAACTTACAACGGTATTAACTTGAGATTGTACTGCAGCAATATCTTTGGTAAGGTTTGTTGAGACTTCTTTAAATACTTCAGCAGCACGAGTATATTTACCTAAGTTTAATATTTCAATAAGAAACTTTTTACGAGCAGTGTCAGGAGCTGTTAAAAACTCTAGACTGCTTGCGTTTGATTGATAAACAATTTGTGCAAAACTTTTATGATCAAAGCCTAGTATATCTTCAATTATTTTGTATGTAGCTGTAGCAGTGTGTGCACTTATGTCTACACCTGACTTAAACAATTTAACTGTTTGTGCAGTACCACGACTAGATTTAATTGTGTAGTCTATGTCATCACGGTTAAAATCTAGTTCAATAGTATACGTTTTATCTTTAATATGGCGATTAAGAATATCTGCTTTCTTAATGCCTTTGGAGTTTTTATTAAATAATACTTCTTCTAAGATAAGAGCAATAGAGCTTTTGCCGTGTCCGTTGCGGCCTACTAATTGTGTTAGCGGGGCTGCAACAAAATCAATTTGGTTGTCTTTTCCATAACTAAAGGCGTTAGCCCATCGTAATTGTTTTATAGTTATCATTAAAGTCTCTATTCAGTTTCAATTTTGTCTGCATGGTTTTGAAACTCTTTTAGTACGTTTTCAATAGTATCTTCTGGTAATTCTAGTATATAAGCAAGATACTCACGTATTTCTTCTGACATAGACATTTCTTTGTCTAAGATTAGTGCAGAATCTGTATCACGCTTAATTACTTTACGATCAATTAAATCCGAATCTTCAAGTTCACCAAGTTCTTGCATATCGCCCTCAACCTGATAGATAGTATGGTCGTAATCAGTTGGCGGTTTAGGGTCATGCACAGCTACTGTACGACGAATAAGTTGTGGTAATTTTAGTTCTCGCCATTCATGTTCTAGACTATTGGTATCCAATATAACAACACCAGTAGCCACATTGTGACGATGAAAGCTAGTAGTAACGGGACTTCCAGGATAGATAATATTTTTCTGAGAGTTTTCATAACTATGTAAATCGCCAGCTAAAACTACTTTCCAGCGTGCAAATAATTCTAAATCTAATTCAGGCTTTACATGAGGAGGTATCTCTCCGCGAGCATGAGTAAAACAAATATCTCCGTACACTAAGTGTGGAGCTTTTTCAAATTCTTTTAGTTTATTATATGGAATAAAATCCATGTTATCTAGCGAGTAAAAATCATCAATAATTTCTACTTGTGGATTTAAACGATTAGTAACTTGTTTTAGGTTAGTAAGGAAAGTTGTATCCTTTTTAACTGCTTCGTGATTACCAGCATAAATAATTGTTGGAATCTTGCAGTGATTAACCAAATCAAAATATGTTTCTAATTCTTCCATGTTAGGAAGTTTATCAAAAACATCACCACCAACAACAAAAAGATCACATTCACCTTGAAGCGTTTCTAGTTGTTGCCATAGCATATTAAACCTATTTTTAGCCCATTCAATAGGTACGTTCTTCTGACCTAATTTAATATGTACGTCAGCTGTAAATAATACTTTCATATTGCCTTATGAGACAGAAAAGCCCGCTAAGCATTTTGTTTAGCGGGCTTTAGTTTTTTAACCTAGTTCTTTGACTGCTTCTTGCTCTGAAGATTCGCCTTCGC